CCAGTATCAATATTGCCGAGGTGAGCTTCAGCGTTGGTATTTATTACTTCTATAGCTGCTAGGTCAGTCGCCATCGCCGCCGCCGAATTTTGAGTGGCCGTCGCCGAGGCTTCCAATCCATCGGTATTTAAATTAATTTGGTTAGCCGATACAGATGTTGCTTCGGCAGCCACTCTAAGTAATCCATTGGCATCTACTTTTAATGGGGCATAGGCTGAACCAGCATTATTTAAAGCTAAAACTTTTGTTCCATTTATACTCATTTTATATATTAATAAAATATTTTAAATACAGATAATATTCTAAACTAATAATGCCGAACAATTCATAGTCAAAAAATTTGTTCCAGTTATGGCTTCTAATGGTAAAAGAAAAGCGAATAATAATTCATTTCCTTCGATTTTTAAATTGACTTGATGATTGATATGGTTAGTTTGGTCGTTGATTAAAAGTTGCGATTCCAAAGTTCTATGACCGCTTATTAAATTTTGTCTGTAAATCCTTAACACACATCCAGTTTGACAAAAGGCTGATACGTGAATATCTTTAACTAATAATTGATTTCGATTCGACACTCCAAATGTAAAAGCATTAGTCCTTCCGTGTTCCGCTTGAATAAAAGCCATCAAAGAACTAGTCCCAGTTTTTTTTATACTGATTGACCCAGTATTCGTATTAGATGTCCCGTGATTTACCACCTTAACTTCATTAACTAATGAAAATGAATTAACACCACTTGATAAAGTAGCGTTGGATGTCCCATTTAACGTAAATACAGCCACTCGTGGCTTATATCTATTGGAGTCACTAGCATCACTGAATAATCCGCTGACTTGGACGGTTTTTGCCCCAGTTCCACCACTCGCATCATTAGCACTACTACTTACAATATCCAAAGCGACCAATCCATTATATTCTATATATTGGGTTGTATTATTTAGACCAACTACTTCTAATCCGCTTGTTATAGCGTCACTAATACCAACTAAATGTTTGTTAGTGAAACCGCTGTTATTATCTTTTATTTGATTATAGATAGGCTCTTGGATTATTTTTACACTCATTTATATAATGATAAAACATTTTATTTTAAAAATAAAATATATTCTAATTATATAAAAATGTCAGTTGCCGAAAATTCTAAATTTGTATCTCTTGTTGCCGATAATGGAAGTGAATTCGTAGCCGAACAAAAAGCTAACTTTACAATAAATCCAGATATTGGATTTGTAAAGGGTCGTGATTGTTATTTATCATTTGATATGTTGAATACAGATGAAAATAATAGAGTTGCTGTATTGCCGCCAACTGCGGGAGCTTCCGCTGTTATAGAAAGAATGGATATTTATTCATTATCTAACGGCCAGCTCTTGGAGTCACTCACGAATTATAATTTATGGTGTTCTATTGAAAACCAATATATGGAGGAAGACGACCAACATACCCAAGTTAAACACGGGACTAGTATTAATTGTCGAGCCTACAATTCAGTCAGTTCAGCCACTACAAAACTCAATACAATCTCAGCTCAAGGTTCAGCTGGATTTCCACGGAGTGGTTATGATTTAGGCATCAATGCTATTTCTCAAATCTCTAGTGGAGCTGACACAGTGCTTGCCACTCAAGATGATACTGATGCTGACCAAGATGCTGAAATGGCTGCTAAAAAATTCACCGCTCGAAAATACTGTATTCCACTAAAAGCTGGGATATTCAGTCATTTTGGTGTTGCTGAAAAACTCACACCAATTTTATTATTCGGTGGGCTTAAATTAGAAATCACATTCGCCGAAAATTCCAAGGTATTACAACACGTCTATAGTGGTAATGGAATTAAAGGCACTAATGCTCCAGTCCAAGCCAATTCATTCGCCACTGGTATTGACGTATCTTCGGTTGGTGGAACTGGAAATCGAGTGATAACTCTTACTAATGATATTGATGAAATCGCCACACTTGGTATCACAATTGGATCCAAAATGATTGTCCGTGGAACTGGGGGGGCTACAGCCAATACTGATATTGCGATAGTGGTCGCTGGACTTCATCGAGGCAGTGGAGCTGAGGGAGCTGGTGTTAATGTTAAAAATAAAAAAGTCATTGTAAATGCTGACGCTAATATTGGGGCAGTTACGACAGCCTTAAAATTATTTTTCTCACCATCCACTCCATCTTATAAATTAAAGAATGTTGAATTAAAAGTATTACAAGTTGTTCCACCACCAGCGATGTTAAAATCTATTATTAAAGAAAGTCAATTCGATTTTATATCTTGGGATTGCTTTTTAGATAATCTCCCATCGTCCAGTCGAACTCATCAAAGTGAAATTACCAGTGTCGCATCGGCAGCTAAATGTATTTTCACAAACTATATTAAAGTTAGTGGGGATTTAGGTGAAAATGATGCTTACGCTCCAAACTATTATTTAGGCCAACCACCACACAATACCTTTTTAAACTCCATCCAATATTTTATTAATAACAAACTCTATCCACTCAAACCTTATAACCCATCAGCCAAAGAGGATAAAGTCGTTAATTATAATGAATTAGTTAAGGCTTTTACATCTATAGGATTAAATGTTAAACGGCTTGGTGATGGTCGAGGTGGAAATCTCGGTGATTACACAAACACATATCTCCACGCACGGGAACTCGCCAGAGGCGAACAATTCGTATATAATTTAAAAGATGCCGAGCCACAGATTAGATTAGGATTTAGTGATGAAAGGTCAGCAACGCCAAACGGTGGGGCAGCGATAGCAAATTGCCGAATGGTTAATTGGGTTTTTTCAGTAAAATCTATTATGGTGAATAAAGATAATTTACAACTTGTTTTGTAAATTAAAATGTTTTATTAATATATAAAAATGCCGATTGAAAAGAATTATTTTAGTATCTCTCCGCTCAACGATAATCCACTCCAGTCCGCTGGCACAAATGGTGTCGAAGGCGGTTTTAGTTTTAAGGAGTCTAACCCTATTGTTAAATTTTCCCTTCCAGCCATAGAAAAGCTGTTAGAAACAAAATCCCTAGTATTATCGGGTCAATTCTTTTTTAAAGATAGTTCCACTAATGAAGGCTTTGGTCGTCAAACAAATTACACTAATTTAAATCTAGATAATGGAGCGAATATGACTGCCGAAACAGCAACAAACCTTCCAAATCACGGCGGAGTCCATAATGTCATTGATAAAGTGGTAATCCAAACTAAAAAAACTAACACTGAATTAGTTAATATCCATAACTATTCAGCATATAGTTCCCTTAGAGAAGCCTATACAAATAACGATGAAGATTATTTATGGGGTGTCGCTCCAAATCGCTCACTCGCTTTAGGTGCCCACGCCAATCATCAAAACAGACTTATGAATATTATAGCTGATAAAACCAAACAAGAATTAAAAGTAAATAATAATAAAGAGGTTGGAGTTCATTTTTCCATTAAATTAGATATTGATATGCTCCAAAGTGGTAATATTCATTTAGGACAACAATACACTAATGGATTACTACTTACACTCCATTTAGCTCCCGATAGTGCTGTCATCCACAATCGATTTAGAGATACAAAAATCGCCAGTCAAGTAGGTGCTGATATTCGAAACCAAATGTATTGTTTGAGAAATTTAAAACTGGAAGGCCGATATATAATCCCAACACCAATGGAACTCAAGGCATATCCACCAAACCTTATGATGAATTCCCAAATCAATTTATTAAATGACATCCACGCTGATGAAGATAATAACACTTATACTCCACAACTCAATTCGGTGAAGGCTGTTTGTAATTTATATTTAGATAAAGACCAAACTAACAATACTAACTATCAACAGAATAACTACAGACTTCCAGTGGGTATGAAAAAGATAGAACATAAAAAAGATAATTTAAGATTCCCATTTACATTCCCATTAAAAGTCCAACCTAATTTTGAAAGTCAAGTAGAGTTAGGCACTGGAGGTCTCAATGACGAACAAATGCGACAATATGAAAATATTATGGGCGACATAGAATTACGAAAACATTTTGAAAGAGCCTTACTCGGTGGTAAAGAAGCTGTTAAATCGTCGGCTACATTACAGCGGACTAAAGAAAGTTTAAAAGCAGATTATCAAGACAGAGCCACTAACTATCACGGCACTGGTGCCGCTGGTGGTGGAACGGCAGCCATCGCAGATACTGATGGTGTTGGGTCACAGATGTTCCCAGAGCTTTTAGGACTTGGTGTCGATTACACATATGGGGTTGGTAACTCGATAGCCTATGTTAATAGAGATTATTCTAATACAGTATTCAGTGGAGTCAATGCCGGTAATGTTACACTCCCAGCTGACCGAAGAAATAAGAGTGAGTTAGTCCAGAGTTTCATAAAATATAACTCAGTATTAAATTTACAAACACTCGTCAAAACTATGTAAATCCATAATCGTCCTTTTCGTCCTTTTTTTCCCGATATTTTAAAGAGTTTCCCAAAACATTTATTTTTATTTTCTAGATTTTATTTATGGCTCAACCAAAAAATAAAGCATTATATAATAGAGTTAAAGCAAAAATTGTAGCAAAGAATCCAAAACATTCAGCCTATAGAAGTGGGGCAATTGTAAAAGCATATAAAGCCGCTGGCGGAACTTACAGTGGAGCAAAGCCGAAGAAAGGACTTACTCGG